TTTTTTTATCATCTCTTTTATTTTTTCCTTTGTTATGTAAAAAACGTGTAATATATTTTCAAATTATTCTAAAAAATAGGGTTGTTTGAAACTAATTCTTGCATTACCATTCCCAATGAACCAATCATAGCAAGTCTTCCATTATTAATTTCGGCATCAAACATAAATGGTTTTTCATTTCCTACAAATGATGCTTTAAGTCCAAGATCACCCGGTTGATAATCTGATTTCATCACAAAATAATTTGATGAGTTTGTAAATGGATTTTCCCAACCTTGCAACATTGAACGAAACTCTGCTATTGCAACTACACTAGTAAACCCAGCTATAGTAATTATATTTGCATCATCTAAAATATGAATCGCCTGTTTATGTGTAATAGCCTCGGTTACTGGTATTGCTAGACACGATATCATACCCCATCTTCCATGTTTCACTTCTGCTTCACGCAGTTTAACTAGTTCAGCATCCTTTTTATTTTTTGCAAATCCTAGAGGGTCAAAATACCCTAGTGGTCTTGTAACACCATACAATTTGAAACTGTTACCATAATAACACATCAAAACTATGATTCCTATGCTAAAATACATTTGAATAATAAATACTATATAAACTCTCTTTTAAGTTGTTTATTCTATTTAATCTCTTTTTTATTTATATACACGTTCATTTACGTTTTTTTTCATATTTTTATCATTATTGCATTAAATATGTTGTTTTATCATTGATTATAGTATACAATTTCTGTTTTACACATTTTTAATCTTATCACTTGAAAATCATACTTATAGTTTTAGTATCACTGTAATATAATGAAATACATATAAATATAATGTTTAATACTAAAATATATAATGCAGGTGTGCGATTTTCCACAAGGACGATTTGGTAATTCTATTTTCCGATACTTGGCAAGTTCTCTCTTTTGTATTTTATATGATGCAACGCGGACATATGATGAATCAAATAGCGATATCGTTTTTTCTGATGCAAACTTTATTGAATGGTCAAATTCTATATTAAATAATGAAATACCGATTGTAGATGCCTCCAAAAAGTATTTGTTTCGCGGATATTATCAACACGACTCAATATTTTTGAAATACAGACATCAATTGATCACTCATATCAATGCATATCCACAAGATTTATTGATTACGGACGGATATAAACCAGGGGTCGCCGGAATATACCATTATACTGTAACACAATATCACTCTATTGATTTATTGCAATGCCCTAATCATATTCCAACATACGATATTGTTGTACATTTGAGACTGGAAGACTTTGTATTTGTAAACCAATTATTACACCCACAATGCATTTCTGCAGTTTTAGATAACTTTTCAGATAAAACAATTTGTTTTGTAATGAATGCACCAACTACTGCATTTGAACATAGATATATCAATTATTTCAAAACCAGGTATAATATTGTTTGCGAGTCCAATGACACAGTTACTGATTACCATATAATAAAAAATGCGAAAACATTATTATGTTCTCGCTCAACAATGTGTTGGGCTGCCGCCTTTTTTTCAGATACATTAGAAACCGTTTATTTTCCCAATTATACAAATCCAAACCATCCACACGAAACATTTAAAAAACCTATTGAAAATACAATACCATATTATGTACAGTTTGCAAGTGAGCACGATGTTAATATGTTTTTTGATAATATTGTATAAACAAAATACAATATATTGAAATATAAACTATAGCTCAAATGGTAAATCACAACAAACAAACGTAGCCGTTCCAGCCTTTGTCCAATCAATACATAATGTAATTATTTCTACTCCATTATCGTGCGCCTGTTTTACTGCTGCTTTGTATTCCGGGTCGGTCGCCGCAGTTTGAAACTTGACCACATCACTTCGTTGTATTACATAGCACATAATACAACGACTACTGGTTTCCAGTTTTATGCTTTCCAATTCTTGAACATGCTTTAGAGCCCGGGGACTTACCACATCGCCCTTTTTCTTGCGATATCCATCCGGGAAGAAGGCTGCATTCGTTCCATCGCCATTTGGTAAGCAAAGAGGAACACTTTTCACTTCCATAATGAAGGGACAGCCTTGTTGGTCTATTCCGGTAAAATCAAATCTAGATTTCAACGATCCAGATATAACAGTTTGTTCACGCTTATATGACTGCACATTTTGAAGCGTAGTGAGACAATTTTGGTTCAATGCAGTTTCAACAATAGTTTCCGCCATTTTGGGATGAATACCTACCACGATTTCGTTTCCGCCATATTCCACTATAGAGCAATACACTACATAATCACATTTCGTATCTTTGCCTTTTGATTTTGCCACTAATATTTTGGATGTTTTGTCGGATAATCCGCAGCACCCGAGGGCCGGGGTATGTGCAAGTGCGGTCTCACCAGTGGAAGAAACAATAATATCTGCAACATATGGGGATTTTATTGTTTTGGATGGACGCGCAACTACAATAGCTTCCAATAAATTGTTGAGTTGATATAGAGTTGTCATTTTTGGTTGTGTAATATACTATAATAAAAATTAAAATACTAATGAATCAATTTTATAATATGCATCTATGGACGTTCACCTACCCCGATTTATTTAGACTTATTTTTGTTGTTTTATAAAAAATTGAAATACATTTTTTATAAATAGTCTATAACAATTATTTAAAACGCACTTATTATTGCAAACCCGTAAAGTATCTAAAAGCTGTAAATCTATTTAAAACACAAGATTATATACAATGTCTGCTCAAAGAGAACCAGTCGAGTGCTGCATTTGTATGGACGCCATCAACTTCGCTACCAATAACTGTGTTACTCCTTGCGGCCACACATTTTGTTTCCAATGTCTCGCCAAGGCACTTGAGCAAAATAACACTTGCCCTTGCTGTCGAGCAGTTCTGATGGAGGTACCAGAAGATGAGGAAGCAAGTGAATGGAGCGAATGGACCGACGAAGACGAAGAAGAAGACGAAGAGTTATACGATGACGAGGCTTTGGTTAGTTTCCGTATGCTCTATCAGCGCCTAGATGGCGAAGACGTCGAAGAAGAAGCTGTGGAAGACGACGAACAGGTAAGTAATGCTGACGAAACTGAAACTGTAGATGACGAAGAAGAGGATGATGACGATGCCCCTTTGGCCGAAGTAGAAGAAATAACTGCCAAGTTGCAGAGCCGCGGAATTACAATGCTCGACTTGGTTGCGATGCTAACTGTTCGTAAAAGCGCAAATGTGGCGAAACATACCGACCGTTTCATTAATGCATTGGATAGCATCTTAGACAATGCTATTACGGACTGTGATCGCGAAGCCAAGGAAGCTGCTCAAATACAGGACGCGCATATTACTGAAGAAACCAAATAAATCGCATAAAAAATATACTTGTACAATGATTTTGTCTATTATTATATTTTGTAAACTTATAACTAACTATTGTTTTTTATTGAAATAGCAAAATGATTTGATTCACATCGTCCAAATATATTTTTGGCAATGTAATATTGGGGTCTTTGAATGTTATATTTAAAGTTATATTTTTATTTTTAAGTTCCAACAACATACGCCGGCCGTTTTTGTTGAATGTTTGTATAGAAAAGGGTCTGAACTTCTGATAAGAATAAACAGATAATACCCACAAAATAATGAATAGTATCAATTGCATTTTTGATAATACGAATAAAATACTTGAATCTATTCATTTTTTATTTGGTTCAATTTTATGAACATATTATAAAATCTCCAATACAATTTTATCGCGAACAGTAGTTTTATCGTGAAATACAAACACTTTACATTCTACTTTGCTAAATACTTCTATATTCTTTTCGCATTTTATATGTGATAAGTACTTCAAATCTTTTATATACACAGTGTATTCGTATTGTTCATCCATAGCTGCGGTTTTATCAAACACGATCCCCATATAATTCTGTAATATATTGTGATTATTATAACACATATATACCAATTCACACGAAGATTGTGTTCTCCGAATAGCCTTCATTGTATCATTGATATAACATACTGTAGGAGAACTTGTCCATTTTTCCACAAAACACATCATTTCTTGCGTTTGTGTGTATCCTAGAATACCCCATATATAAATCTGATTTAGCAAATCCACCAATCGCCGGATAGGACTTGTAAAATGAACATAGTTCTCCACAAGCATTACTGAATGTGTATATTGCTCTCCTTCTTTGAATGTACTATATTCGGAACATATATGATTATGGAAATTATACAACATTTTTTCCGTTTCTATATCATTAATACGCGATCCTGCATTAGCTTCTGATAATCCTATAATACCTAATGGCGATTCACTTGCTGGTATAGACCTTTTTGCTAATCGGAAAACACCCATTTTGTTTTTATACAAGACTGTTCCGATTTCCTCATTCATTTTGATCATCCAATACGCAACTACTTCGTGGCTATCTTTAATATTACGATCCATTTTATGTGTTATATCCAATAATGATTTGTATATAGGATTGCGCAGCAAATTATCGGCTTCATAACGGTAGTTTTTTTTGACTACTATTTTTGTATTTTTGAAGGAAACTGCGTGAGAACCATCTGGGTAAACTGCATAATCCATTACTATGGCAAATCGCTCGCGTTTTTCAATCAAACTGCACAAGTTCTCCGATAAATGGGCAGGAAGCATATGTATTTTACGTGTTGGCAAATAAATAGTAGAAACTCGGTCGCTATAGCCGGTCCATCCGTCCAGTTCTTGGAGCCATACTAGTACATTGGCTATATAGATGGATATGCGTACAGAACCATCGGAGTTTTCAGATATACTCATTGCATCATCATAGTCCGTTGTAGTATCGTTATCAATGCTAAATACATATTCACTTGTACGATCTTCAATATGATGTTTTTGCGTTATAGAGTGTATGAGAGATGATTCATCGGTTTCTGCATATATGGACCTTATATGATTAGTATATTTAGCCATAGAAATATGTAGTCCCTTGCACCACAATTGATATTGCTCAAACGCTTCGTAATGATTTACTGAGCCAATTGTTTCGCAAAGTTCTCCCAAAGGGTGTTTGTCATTCCAATGCACATATTTGAATAGAACATATTTATTGACAATATGTTTAGATAGTTCCAACTTGATGTCATATGGAACCAAGAATGCTGGCAAAGTGCGGTCATTTGGAATGCATTTGTATAACAAGCGTTTTTTATTTTCAGTTCGGCCATATGTCTTACCGTCGGAAATTATCAAAATACCGGGAATATTTTGTCCAAGTTCTCTCATAGGAGAATGCAATAGTGTGAATACTTGGTCTTCGGTAAAATGAAATTGGTCGCCGTGAAATAATTTGCATTTCAATGGGTGAAAGGTCTCGCACAAACCTACCGGCCCGGGGCGGCCCGGCTTTGCCGGGCCCACTAGCGCTTCATTACAAGTGACATTCCATTTTAAATATTCGCGATCTTCAATTTGTATAGTATAGTTCATATTTGGCTTTATTTAGTAGTAGTAATAGTAGTTGATAGTAAAACAACAATAGATTTTATCTAGGGTTTCAATTTTATATTGTGTTATATATTTATATTTATTAAATATATAAATGGCGTATAAAACTAAAACCCGTAAAACGAGAAAGAACCGAAAAGGTGGTAAAGCAGTTATCAATCCAAATCAAACGCAAAGTATTAAAAATAATAAACCGCAAATGAGTAAAAATAATCAATATGAAAGTATTAAAACAATGAAAAATCATAAAAAAAGAATAGAGTGTTCTGGTGCAAATATACCTTGTAATACATTAGATACTCAATACAAAGGAAAATTAAATCAGACGTGGGATACATGCATAAAAATGAATGGAATACAAAATCATATATTATACATTACTCCAAATAATGTGGTTGTAAAAAGTATTGAATCTGCACAAATACCCGAGTTCATTGTAAGTATTGATAATGTACCAACTGCTTGTAAAATAATGATTGAAGATCAATATATATCGTGTTTTTTATATGTTTGTGGAAATTGGTATGCAATTATGAGACTTTTAGGGAAAACTATTAATACGGAGTTTCTTGCAAGAACAGAAAAAAATAGGGCCTTTTTTAAGTTAAGTGATATAGATATTGATATAGATAAAAGTAATCCAAATAATGGTTCTGGGTTGATAGTAATACCAGAAAACCAATATACCACCGTTGAAAAAAAACACATTTTATCAACAAGTACTACCCCTGTTATCCAATTAACCGCAAATAGTTTTACTAATATCGACAAGAAAAGTGTAGTAAATAACCAAAAAGTATTTAATGTTTTGCAAAGATTTAGACAAGAAAAAGTAGCAGGAAACGCTGTAAAACAAGGAGTAGCCGCCGATATAACCCTAGATGTAGTAGATTTATTTACATAATAATTACACATTTTCTAAAATACGAACACGTTCTTTTAATCCTTGCCGGAAACATTCGACGCGATATGGTTCGCTATATTTAGTCAAATTGATAGATTCTGTTATAACAGATTCCACGGTATCCAAGTCAGCGCATTCATTGTGCTTTCGTATAATATACTTGACTTCTTCTATTACTTGTTCACCTGTTGCATTCGCCCAATGCCGTTCTTTCCATTCTATAATAAAATGGTTCGTTGCATAATAAGATACACCCAATATATAAAATGCCATATAACTTGCAAAAAAACTGCAAATCAATGTAAATATGGGGTCCATTTGGACCGATTGGATATAGCTATCAAACATTTCATAAATTGTGCAAGACATTTTGTGTAATACTAATGGTTTATGATTATATGGTTTATGATTATATGGTTTTATAAATATATAATCATCTTTTTCAATTTTATACTGCAAACCGCAAACAAAATGTCTATTGGTTATTTATCTTTTTTAGGAAAAACAAAATAAAAACAATTTGCTAAATACTATACCCCATATATTCGTATCAGACTAACAAATGCCTCCCAAGTTTTACCGTAAAAAGACAACTACAAAAACCAAGAGTTCTACCGATTATTCACATATTCAAGGACAACATAATGATGCTATTTATTTAGTCATTGTAGAATCACCTTCAAAATGTGCCAAAATAGAAAGTTATTTAGGTTCTAATTATCGTTGTATTGCAAGCAAGGGACATATTCGTGCTATAGATGGGATTAAAAACATAGATACTAAAAATGGATATACTATAAAGTTCTCCATTATTGACGAAAAAAAGGACCATATTACTTTTATGCGCAATTGTATTTCCGGATTTTCCAAACAAAACATCATATTAGCCACGGACGACGATAGAGAAGGTGAAGGTATTGCGTGGCATATATGCGATCTTTTTGACCTTCCGATTGAAACCACCAAACGGATTGTATTTCACGAAATCACGAAACCCGCTCTGCTAAAGGCTATACAAAATCCTGTATTCCTAAATATGGATTTAGTCCGGGCACAACACGCCAGACAAGTTCTAGATATTTTAGTGGGGTACAAAGTGTCGCCTTTTTTATGGAAACATATCCACAACAATAAAACCAATGGATTATCTGCAGGTCGTTGCCAAACTCCAGCACTTAGATTGGTATATGAAAATGACAGACTAGTTTCTGGCGGGGATATAGAAACAAAATACAAAACCACCGGGTGGTTTTTCGGGAAAAATATACCATTTCATTTGAACAAAGATTATCTAAATACTTCCGAAATCCGCGAGTTCTTGGAACTATCCAAAACATTTAGCCATACATTGTCTATTGCAAAATCCAAGGAAAGTATTCGGAAACCGCCTAAACCATTTAATACTTCCGCACTTTTACAAACAGCCAGCAATGTTCTCCATATGTCTCCAAAAGAAACGATGCAATTCTGCCAACAACTCTACCAAGCTGGTCATATAACATATATGCGAACAGAGAACACGAAATACTCGGCCGATTTTTTGCCTAAAGTTCGCGATTACATTTTACAAAAATGGGAACACGAAACATATTTAGGCGATTTTGAAAATATCGTAAACAAAGATGAAACAAATCCCCACGAAGCCATTCGGGTAACGCATATAGAATATCCTTTTATAGCTGGATTGGAAGGCCGATTACATACGCTATATAAACTCATTTGGCGAAACACAGTGGAAAGTTGTATGGCACCGGCTAAATACAATTGCACAACAGTTTCAATCAGTTCTCCTAAAGACGCGTGTTATACAAATATTGTGGAAGTTCCAGTGTTTTTAGGATGGAAAATTGTGGTTGAACGGGACCAAGGTCCCGGGGCCGGGACCGGGACCGAAGGGGTTTTAGAAGAACAAAATTGTGGCGCCGGGTTGTTGTTTTTCTTCCAATCCATTAACCCAAAAACACCAGTGGTGTATAACAAAATAGACAGTATTATAACAGTTTCACATAGACATTCTCATTATACAGAATCTAGTCTTATACAAAAGTTGGAAGATTTAGGAATTGGCCGACCATCCACATTTGCAACTATCGTAGATACCATACAAGAACGCGGATACGTAAAAAAACAAGATGTAGACGGAATCAAAATAAATTGTACGGAATTTGTTTTGAGAGAACATACTTTAGAAGAAACTACTAAATCTAAAACATTTGGACAAGAAAAAAACAAACTGGTTCTCCAACCGATTGGTTTAGCAACATTAGAGTTTTTGGTGGATCATTTTCAACCACTATTCAATTATGATTATACAAAACAAATGGAAGAAGATTTAGAAAAAGTCTCCGTAGCAGATTGGCAAACTATTTGCGAGAAATGCGAGAACTTGATAAAGACATTGGCCAAACCGGTATCAAAAATGGCCAAACCAGTATATTTAGTAAGTTCTCTTGATGGATCTGTGCAATATGAATTATGTTTTCATCAATATGGCACATCTTTAAAACGAATTACTGAGACAGGCGAAACCGAATACAAAAAGGTTAATCCCAAAATTAAAATAGATATAGAATTGGCTAAAGCTGGAAAATACATTGCCGAAGAACTTTTTGAAATACAAAACGACAATTTAGGAAAATACGGAGACGAAGATATAATTCTGAAAAACGGCAAATATGGACCATATATTCAATGTGGGACCAAGACCATTAGTATAAAGTCTTTAGGAAAACCAATACAACAAGTTACTTTAGAAGATGCTATAGTACTATTAGATCCATCGGTTTCGGTAAATGAGTGCGGAGATGGCTCCGCGCCCCGGGCGCCTCCGGCGCCCAAAAACCCCAATATTTTGCGAATATTGAATAGTGATATAAGTATTCGTAAGGGTAAATACGGCGCCTATATTTATTATATGCCGGCAGATGCAAAGAAACCCGAGTTCTTCCAATTAGGAAAAATGAAAACGAAATATGCAAATATGGACGTAGATGAGTTGATAAAATGGATAGGTGAAACATATAATGTATGCGTATCTTATCAAAATAAATAAGGACACTCGTTGTATATTTGGAAATAAATGAGTATATTTAAAGTACTATATTCTACGAATTAGAACCTTACCTCCCATACTACGCAATTATACTAAGACATTAAATATGCATATATCTTATATTATATTATTTCAATATGGGTAAATTGAAACATATTACGCAAAAAATGAATGGTGGAGCATTTCCCGACGATTGCCTTTCTTATTTGAGTTATTTGTCGGTATTTATCGTATTCATTATTTCGTTTATAACCATATATAACAATTCAACGTCTTTATTGGGGTTATTATTATTATACTTGTCAAACTTCATATATTCCATTTTATTTGCAAAAGATATATTCGCTTCTGAAAAATCAAATACCCACGGATTGATATCCATTATACTTATTACAATATTGGGGTTAAATGTTGCCTCATCAACTATAATTATTATGACATTCCGTAAATTGCACGCAACGTATTTGGTAAATAATGAAAAGATTGAATTATCGGATAAATCGCGCAATTTAATAAGTCTATATTTGACATTATGGATAATGACGATTATAATGATTTGGATTCTCTTTGCATTTTATTTTATTGAACCATTATCCGAGCCATTTTTCAATTACCAATTTATAGGACAAGAGTTAAGTCCATTATTTATGTTATTGGGATTCATTATAAAGATCGCATTTTCATTGTCATCATTAGGTATATCTGGATATATGGTTTATTTGGCAAAAATGTTTTCCGATGTGAAATTGAAAACATTGGATACATAAAGGTATAAAAATATTATTTATAAAAACTCGTATAAATAATAATAAGCTGTTCTCTATAGAATATAAATATAAATATAAATATGAAGTTCTATGAAACGCACTATGAAGAATATATACATTCCGTAGAACAATACAACATTCATCCCGAAATGATTGCTACCTATGACCAATTTCCTAAATTACTTTCCCAGTTTGGCAATTTGATCGTATACGGCCCACCAGGATCAGGAAAATATTCCCAAGTTCTCTATTTCTTGAAAAAATATTCTCCGAGTGAACTGAAATATGACAAAAAAATTACTTGCCAAACAGATAAAGTGGATTATAGTTATCACATTAGCGATATTCATTATGAAGTGGATATGGCATTACTTGGGTGCAATTCTAAAATATTATGGCACGAATTATTTTTACAAATAGTGGATATTGTTTCAGTAAAAACCGAAAAAATAGGAATTATTGTTTGTAAAAACTTCCATCTTATACATAATGAACTATTGGAAATATTTTATAGCTACATACAACATTACAATCACCCGACTGCAAATATACAAATCCGTTTTATCATTATTTCAGAACACGTGAGTTTTATTCCTAAAAACATTGTCCAAGCGTGCAAACTTATTTCTATTCGTCGTCCAGAAAAACAAAAATATGTTAATCGTATTGTTGATTCCGACGAACGTATGTCCATTTCAGATAATAAAATATCTTCGTTTTTACACCATATTCATCCATATCCATCGTCAACTAAACTGCGCAATATTTCCAAGCCTATATCCGTCCAATATGCAATTAAATCGGTATCTAAACACAAAATCAAAAACATATTGGAATGTTTAGATACAGAATATATAATGAACATCAAAGAAACCGAATCATTTTCTTTAATGAACGATGGATCGGAAATACCCAAGGACAATTTCAATACCATTTGTAATAACATTATTCAAGAGCTGTTGCAATACAATACATTGTCATTTACACAATTCAGGGATACTATATATGATATTTTGATATACAACTTGGACATTCCGGAATGTTTGTGGTACGTTATTTCGTATTTTATTCAGCGAAATATTTTCACTGAAAATGAAATATACGAAATTATGGAAAAAATGTATGTATTTCTGAAACAATACAATAATAATTATAGGCCAATTTATCATTTAGAAAGTATATTCGTTTACATTATAACCATTATTCAGAAAAAACGGACTAAATGAATAGAGAACGTGCTATACAAATATTAGAAATACCAAGGGGGTCGGAATTAACTGACGATGTTCTCAAAAAACATTATCGGATAAAGGCATTGCAATATCATCCCGATAAAAACAGCGAACCTGGGGCGGCAAATAAGTTTATGGAAATAAAGGATGCATATGACTATTTATTGGGTAATGTGTCTGGAGTAGGTTGTGGGTTAGATTCCAATGATAATAGCTATAGCACTATTTTGCAAATGTTTTTGAATGGATTGTGGAAAGGGGAGGCAAATAATAGGTTGTTCTCCGTAATTATAGAGAACATTGTCACTTGTTGTGAGGCTAAAATACTGGATATTTTGGAGAAACTGGATAATGACACATTGATAAAAATCCACGATGTGTTTTCTAAATATAATAACGTTTTTCATTATTCGGAGGGGTTTTTGAAATATGTGGAACTAGTTCTCTCAAATAAAATAAAAAATGACAATTGTATCATATTGAATCCATCTATAGATGATCTGTTTGATTGTAATCTATATAAGGTTACGGAAAATGGATATACATACATTGTGCCCCTATGGCATCACGAATTGGTATATGACAACAGTGGATGCGACTTGTATGTCAGGTGCAATCCCATTTTATCGGAAAATATTTCTATAGATGAGGAGAACAATATCCATTATTTTGCTAAATATTCCATTGGGGATATTTTTGATAAAGAAACCATAGATATTGCCATTGGATTGCGCAAGTTCTCCCTTTTTGTTTCTAGATTGTATATAAAACCTGTGCAAACTGTTTTATTGAGTGGCCGAGGTATTCCTAGGATATGTGGAGATGATGTGTATAATGTTTCTAGGAGGGGAGATATACATATTCATATTGAATTGGATCGTGCTTAGTGATTACCACAAAATTGAAATACTTTTTTTATAATGAGTGTATGGCAGATTTAATACCAACTGATTACAAGTATTTTAAGATTATTTTCGCAAACTTATAACTTAACAATGATATCTGCTTCCCCACAATTCTGGGTTCTTCGTCAAAACTATGGCGAGAAAACAGACCAAATCAAAATGAGAGAACTTAACACGAAGAAGGGTATTATTACGTGCCCTTGGGGAGGTTGGGAAAATGCTCGCAAAAACGTCATTGATGGCGTATACAACGAGCTGGTTCAACACAAACCTGGCGGGCGATTATCCAAGGGCCAAGACAGGCGATTTGTTGAAGAAATGAAAGTAGGCGATATAGTGTTGATCGCCTATGCAAAGCAGAGAACTTGCGTTATTGCACGCATTACATCAGGTATTGATTATGCTGTAGATACTGGCCTTCATTGGGAAGAGAGAGGAGACTTTATAGAGCTCACTGAATCCGGAGACAAACAATTTTGTCCAGTGGGTCGCCATATTGAAATACTATGCAGTGATTATGTGCCTACATTTAGACCAAATCGGATGAGTTTGACACGAATGAGTCAATACGGTATTGATAGTATTACTCCTGTATTATAATTATGTATTTGTGCATATGATTGATTGTAATAATAACTATATATAAAGGTGAGACCACTTGGTCAATACCTTTTTATTGGTATGTGAATTTGGTGGGGTCATTGTATGTAATGATTTCTAAAAATCACAAGTGATTTCAGAAAATTGCAATGTCATCTTTGGGCGCCAAAGGCGCCTCATATAACTTGTTTGTTTTGTGAATACCACCTTTAGTGGTTTCCACAAAATTGAAATACTTTTTTATAATTAGCGTATACCAGATTTAATACAACTGATTATCAAAGTTATTTTATTCAAAGTTATTACCCCAACCCATTTTAAACTCTCTATTCAAAATGCCTTCCAGTCTCAATTTATTTATTCGCATCCCAAAAGGATTTTCGGAACAAGATGTCTTTGATGCAATTGTCCGCAAAGATATTTGCAAAGTCATTGGCATCGTCATCAAAAAAGGTAAGTCCAATAATAATGCTATTGTTATGATTGATTATTGGTATAGAGGAACACGACACATTCGCGATGCATTGATGCGTGGCGAGCCCATTTCCATTCCTAACCCTGGTCCATACAACTGGCTCGCGTTTGAGTTCAAACCCAAAACACCGACTGAATCTACTAAACTACACCCGTATCCGGAATATGGCGTTGATGAGTTTGGACGAAATATTCCCAGAAAAATCAAACCATCTCTGAATGTTAACGCTCCAATATTCGTTCCTATTGCACCTACTCTTAGTGAAATGTTATCACCATATGTTACTGACAACCGAGCAGAAAGAGCCCGCAACCAGTATCATAACGAATATGCTGCAGATGCATTTATTGAGAAATATGAGTCATACACTACTCCAGAGAAAACGTACCAAAATGCTATCGCACCCGGGGCGCCAATGAAATCTACTTGTATTCAATCCGAAATTGAAGAAGGAGAACTTTGCGAAATCGTCCAGAAACTTGATACTATGTTCATCAATCAGCAAAACTCCACTGCATCTGACACCAAATCGGATATATCAGAATGTGAATATGACACCACTGCGAGGGAAAAGAAACACGCCTACGCACCAGTGGACTTTGACAAGCCGAATACTCATACATTTACCGTAGACTACGGAAACGCTCCAATGATCAAAAAACGCAATATCAGGACAATCAAACCGACAAAATAAAAAGTATATATGTTTGCCTTGCTGTATATGTTTGCTTGTATGTTTGTAATACAATAATTAGTAAATGAAAGAGGAGCATTTGCTCTTTTTTTTGAAATCTGTTTTATGCAAAACAAAAATAGAGATATATAAATAAATAATAAATATGGAACTTATTGTGGCATTTTCAAAAAATGGCGTCATAGGAAATAATGACAAAATACCGTGGCATAACCAGAAGACTTGATCCGATTTAGACAAATGACTATGGATAATGTTATAGTTATGGGTAGAAAAACATATGAGAGTTTTCCTAACGGACCGTTGAAAGATCGGATACATATAGTATTGACTAGGACACCGCAAAGTTCTACGACTATGTACCCCAATGTTTTTTTTGTAAATACAGAGAACCTGAGAGAAAAAATTGACCAATACAAGAGTTCCAAAAAGATTTTTGTAATCGGTGGAAGAGAAATATACGACTTATTGATTGATTATTGTGAAATCATCCATATTACTATAGTGGATATGGAAGTTGCAGGAGATGTTGTCTTTTCTTACAACCTAGAATATTTTGTAAAAAATTATAGTTTGCTTTATGAAAGTGACCCCCTTATATCAAAAAAAGACGGAGTGAAATACAAATACTTTACATTCTATAAGAAATGAGGTATATTTAGTGCATTCTTTTATTTTGCTAAATATATAATGGAAACCATTGATGAAAATAAAGAAACAATTGATGAAGATTCTCAAGTAATAGAAAATATTGGTATTGAACTGGCCGATGTGGAGTCGGGTGTATTTATAGATACAGAGCCAAATAATTCATTTTCTGAAATCAAATCAAACTATAGAGTTCTAGCACCACCCCCCTCAAAAGAAAAAATGCCAACTTGTGGAACTTGGGTGGAGGGTTGTTTTTATTGTTGTTGTATGCCATTGATACTTATTGGAGATTCTTGTAAATTATGTTTTTGTTGTTGTGGGCCAATGCTAATGCAAATAAAACAACTTTATTTCTTTGTTTTGTATTTATTTACAGGAGAACTAAATAGTGAGGCAGTTGAATATAAGAAATATTTCAATATAAAATCCACAAAAGATGACCAAGTCAATGTTCCTGAAATACTTGTAACAGCAAGTTCTATATTATTTGAGCTATACAAAACTATGATTGGCAGTTTTCTTACTGTTTTTACTGCGCAACGTTGTGGACAACAAACTTGCACTATTTGGGAGAACATTGTTCCTAAAAATGACCTTGAACTTGCAGGAATTGTCATTAATTTTTTGATGGCAACAACGCTTCTTATTGAATATATTTTTGAAATAATGCGTGAAGCATATTTAATCAAATATTTGAAATACGATAAATCTTTGGCTAATAATGGAGAACATATTGCCGAGTTGTATGAAAATACTGATAAATCTATTTTCAGAAAATTAATTCCACTTTATGTTATTTATATCAGATTTAGCTACGTGGTTCTCCTAATATACTTTGTAAATGTGGGGTTAAGTGCGGTAATTGTTGCCGGTAATTATTACGATAATACTTCTATATTTAGTTTTATTACAAACGCCCTGTTTATCATTTATAAAATATACAATGTAGTAGAAATAACGAGTTATAGGGGCGATTATTTTTATTCGGCTTACAAGCGAAAGAATATTCACTATAACGATATTAAACCCAAATACTTATTGAAAAATCAGCCATTTACAAATTGTGATTACAACAGTTCTCTAAACTCTGTAGAAGATAGTTTGGAAAAGGTTGAAAATAATATAATTATTTCAGAGAACGCAATTCCCGAAAATGCAACTGTGAATAACTTCGGAAGCGAATCTGAAGGATTTAGAGAAACCTGTGTAGAACGTAATTCGGAAGAGTTTATATATATCCGACCAGATAATGAAGTAATGAATGAAAACCCGCGAATTGATATAGCACCTACTCAAGAAGAATCTAAAATTCAAGAACCTATTAAAAACCCAACTATACAAGATATTATTGCTTATCTTTTTACAAGTACAAAAGAAGTTGTTCAAAAACCTCCTAAATCGTCAGATATGGATTATATAGAAGAGTTAGATGAATTAGGGTTGGGAGATGTCGAAAGAACTAAAATATTGAAAGAACTATATAGCAAAAATTATATAGACAAAATGGCGTTTTTTGAGGCTATGATGGTTAGACGCAATAATAAATCATAATATAATAGCCACCTTTATATAATATTTTGTGAATACATATAAACAGTTCATTCCATTATATGTATCTATTACTGAGAACATTATGATGCTTATTGCTGTTATACTATTGCTATTTATTTCAATGAGTACGGGATTTTTGAATAAAATCCAATTGAAATACACAAAATATATATTAGGTTCTCCAAATATTGCAGATGATATTAAGCAAGCTACCAAAGAAATATTATTGGAGAATTATCAGCCGTGGTTAAGAAACCAATATAAATCATTCATCCGACAAAATGCAAAATCAATGAATCGTGTCTATGTACGAGAACTATATCAATATGCGACATATGGATTATTAGAGAGTTTACAAGCATATAATGGGTCAGTAGGATTGCATAAATATGCTTCCAAGTTTGTGCAAGGGCAAATGTATAAAGGTATGAATGAACTGGCTATTATGAAACCATTAAAGTTGCACGAAGCCAAACGTGGTGAAAAAGTGCTAAAACCACAATTAGTGTCATATGACGATTATTGGATGTTTGATGAACTAAATGAAGACACTGTTACAAATCATACGCCTAAAATTATTCAAAATATAAATGAAATAATGCAAAGTTCTCCTGGCGAATATCGTCGTTTATTTTATTTGCGATATGATTATCGTACATTGAGTGTAATTCGTCCAATTTCACACATATGTGAAATGGAAGCGTATAGCGAGGAAACATATAGGAAAAAAATGAAGACCATTGTGCAATATTTGAGTGGACGATTGATGGCTGAATATACTGATGTGTAATTGGTAATAATTGGTAATAATTGATATATTTATATAAAAATATATCTATTAGATTACTAGAATGAACAATTATACAAGGGCCGACAATAGATCGTCGCAACTAGTTTTTAACTATAAATCGGAAAAAAATGCAATTTATGTGGCGCCCAATATATTAGCTAATTATGGATATATATTGCCTATACAATCATACATATTAAGTAGTAATACATATACATTTATTTATGAGCGAAAACGAAATTGCGAAATGTTTATTGCACCTCTTTCAAAGCGTCGGCATTATTCAAAAGCTTTTTTGTCCTATAAAAAATATAACACGAAACTTAAAAAGTATTTGTATATAAAACGATCAAAGAGCTATACAAATATGATAGAAATACCGAAACAACCATCCATTGTATTGAGAAAATCACATAGTTATCAGGATTTGCGAAAATATAAAGAAAAAGAGCAGGCTAATATTGAAGAAAATCTAGGAAAAGAAGTAAAACCCAATTTAGGTGAATTAGGTGAATTAGGTGAATTAGGTGAATTAGGTAAAATAATGGAAATATTTGATATAACACCATTACACATTTGCACATTCAAAACGCCCCCTTCGGGGGAAGTTCTCAGTGAGCGAGGTGATGCTGATTGTGAATTAAAAATACGCAATGGTGAAAAAAAATCACAATCTAAAGAAAAATGGCCTTTAATGCACGATGATTTCAAACCGCCTGAACAGCTAGATGATTATTTTTTTGGATCATCTCCTCAAGATTTTGTGGAAGATTTTGTATTTGATGACTAGGGGTCATAGTATGATAAAAAGTATTTGAAAAATGAATACATAATAGTGTAAAAAATGTTCACTATTATTTATTATTTATTTACAAACAATGCATATACTATACAATTTTTATCAGCAGTTTATTATTTTTAGACCTTCTTCTTTACTACCTTCTTTACTACTGGCTTTGACTCCTCTGATACTGGGACTTCTTCAGCGACTACTGGGACTGGTGCAGCTTTCTTGACAACTTTCTTGACAACTGGCTTGGCTAGTTCTTCTTGAACATCTTCCTCTACTGCAGCCGTTACTGGAGCAGATGATGCACCAGATTCTTCGTCATCGCTATCGTCCACGTGTGTTTGTACTGGAGTGGGTACAGACTTTGATGCGAGTGGTGCAGGTGCTGGCTCATCATCCACTACATCATCTTCCAGCTTTTGTGTATCAATGATAGTGCGCTCTTCTTGTGACAATTTGATATGGCACTTTCCGAAGACGCTGACAATTTCACGTGGCTTGACAATACCTTGAACCAACTTCCAAGTCAACCCCCAACCCTTGCCGCCGATCCAAATACCACCACATTGGAGTACGCACGCAATTTGCGATTGCTTAGGCACAAAATCAACTGGAGTTAAATGAGCCTGTGTGCAGGGGAAAATGAGATCAGACTTGGTGTCATATAGCTCAACATTCCATTTGCCATCATAATACGGAACCTTGGCGCGAATAGAAGGAGGCTTTGTCAAGTCAATTTTCTTGGTATCCTTATTGCGTGAAAACTTGAGGAAAGGGAAGAATGTATGCTTGCAAACAGCTAGTGACATTTCTTCGCCCCACCAAAGCTCAGAATTGGTAACTGCATCGTTCAATATTTGAGTTTCAAAATCCTTGAGCTTTTGCAAGAAATCGCGGACAGACTTATTGGAATATTCTTCATTCGGAAATTGTAGAGATAAACTATACTTACCATCACTTTCACCCGTCTTTTCATCTACGAAATCAGTGATACCCCAAGTCATTAGCAAGGGGGTTGAAATATGTAATGAGCGATTAGTTTGCTTACTAATCATATTAATAGATTTTCCACCACGGTCATTTACCTTGGGGGCCATATACTTAATAGCGGAAGGATTCCATTCAGTGGTTTCAAGAACAACAGGCTTAGACATTTTGATTTGAAATTAGTTTGCGAGAAAGAATACTAAGAGATATACGAGTTATATGATATACATAGTGGTATGTCTTTAAATCAATTTTCTGATAACACTTTTCAAATAACTTGGATTTATATATTGGCTGCATTTTTCGTGACAAAAGTATTTGAATACATAGGTTTATAATAGAATGCATTTTAATATACCCATTATAAAGTTGTATTCCTATTATACAAATAATATCTCGCACAAAGTTATATAAAAATATTTTTGTATAATAGAGTAGTATGACAAACGCAATGTCTAAGCCAATGATACAAATTGATAGTGTAGAAAATATCATATCAAAACACACAAAAGGAGAACTTGCTATAAAATCTTGTAAATTGCCAGATTTAAAAGCAGTTGCAAAATACTACAAACTGCGTATAACCGGAACAAAACCAGAATTGATAGAACGTATTGAAACTCATTTTGATAAAAACAAAAAGGCGGGGGTAATTCAGGCTATTTTCAGAGGACACTTAGTCAGGTTCTCTATAAAACTAAGAGGATGTGCATTGAAAAAGAGGTCTATGTGTGTCAATGATAGCGATTTCTATACATTGGACCCTATTGATGAAATAGAATGCAGTGATTTTTATAGCTATATTGATAAACAGGGGTTTATTTATGGATTTAGTGTAAGTTCTCTAATATCTTTGTTCAAACGTAAAGGACATATAACAAATCCATACAACCGTGAAAAACTGGATTTCAAAACAATGAATGAAATATTTTTGTTGTACAAACTATGTAATATATTATATCCGAGTCAGCTTCCAGTAGTGGAAAAACAAGTTGCAAATAGTGTAGTGCAGGTCGCTTCGCTCCCGGGGCCGGCTTCGCCGGCCGGTGCGGTCAGCATTGTATCTGGTTCACCGCCATTATCCGCGGTAGGAAATATTGCACAAGTTCTCAATATTACTCCTCAACAAAATGAATTGAGAGAACGTATGAATGTTATACAATCCAGACCTACTGAAGATCGTATCAGAGAACTATTTATGGAAATGGATCAATTAGGTAATTACACAAATGAAACGTGGTTTTCCAATTTGACTGACAGGGGATTGGTTAATTATTTCAGATATTTATATGATATTTGGTCATACAGGGGTCAACTTACGCGTCAAACAAAAACTCGCATAAGTTCTCTACAAGATCCGTTTGCAGGTATGGCAAACTTGCAAACAGTGGAGTTAGATGAATTGCGAAAACATTGTTTACACGTTATGGAACATATGGTGTATACGGGGATTGATATAGAGTATCAACGGATTGGTACATTGCACGTTTTGTCTGCATTAACTTTGGTGTCTTTGCCGGCGCGACAGGCAATGTATTGGCTATACGAGGGTTTGGTATATTAGTTGTGGGATTTTTGTAAAATATTTAGGAGAACCTATATATTTTATTATTATTTTTATAAAATATTGTATTGCAAATCGAAAGACTTTAGCATCTGGATATTTTATTTTATTTTATTTTACAAAAATCAAAAATATTTAGGAAAAACAAAAATACCCCTATTTATAATTATTTAGGACTGCGTATTTCGGTTCCCAAATTGATTTAATAAATACAATTGCGTTAAATGACTTAAAAAAGAAGCATATTATAGTATATACTTCCAAAGAAATGGTAAGACAAACTAAGCAAACCCCTTCCCCTGTTGTATCTGCTCCCGCCCCTGTGGTTGAGAATGTTGTTGTTGAGGCCAAGGCCCCTAAGGTCGCCAAGAAGGCCGCTAAGGAGCCCAAGGCTGCTGCCCCTGTTCCTGTTGTAGCTACTCCCGTTGTTGTCGCCCCTGTTGCCGAGCCCGCCACCGAGGTTGCTGATAACGCCACCTCTGCCAAGCTTGCTGAGTTTGGTGCCAAGATCCAACAAGTTAATAACCTCCTCTCTACCCTCAAGTCTGACTTCAAGACCCTTGAGAAGTCCATTGCTCGCGATTTGAAGGCTGCCCAGAAGTCATCTGGTCGCAAGCGCAAGGCCGTCAACGCCAACCGCCAGCCATCTGGTTTCGCCAAGCCTACTCGCATCAGTGATGAGCTCGCCAAGTTCCTTGGCAAGCCAGTTGGCACTGAGCTCGCCCGCACTGGGGTGAGCAAGGAGATCAACACCTACATCCGCACCCACAACCTCCAGGACAAGACCAACGGTCGTCTCATCCACCCCGATACCAAGCTCGCTAGCCTTCTTAACATCAAGAACGGTGAGGAGCTCACCTATTTCAACCTCCAGAGATATATGAAGCACCACTTCATCAAGGAGGCCGTCGCCACTGCATAAATAGAATATTGTATAAAATCATAAAAACTATAAAACCCATAGGAAACTCCATTAAAAATAAAAAACTCGCAAAAATCTCATAAAAATAAAAACTATAAAACCCATATAAATACTACATTACGGTAGTATTTATAATATGTCATCTCCATCGGAATCCCCCGTTCACGTAGAACGTTCTGAAATTCAATTAGAAGAAAAAATCAAATACTTTGTTGAAACATATTCGCCTAAATTGTATATATTAACCCCCTGTTTTGGAGGTATGTGTTTTGTAAATTATACAGATTGTTTGATAAAAACACTTTCATTATTTAGACATTTTAACTTTGATATAGACGTTATTTTCTGTAGAAATGATAGTTTAGTATCTAGAGCTCGTAATAATTTGATTGCTAAAGCAATGAGCGATCCTAAAATGACACATATGATTTTCATTGACAATGATATTACATGGAATCCGGTAGATATACTAAAACTTGTTATTTCTGAAAAACCAATTATTGGCGGGGCATATCCTCTAAAGGCATATCAGTGGAATAAATTGACTAATCCGGGGGCTATACAAGGTCTTGTTGACAAAAAAAACAACAGTATACTAAAAGATATGATTTCCGACACCGAAATGGTGCAATTCAATGCGGTTAATTATAATATCAATTATTTGAGCAATAATTTGCACGTTGAAGGCAATATTGCTAAAATCAAACATTTGGCAACCGGGTTTATGATGATTCAACGAAATGTAATAGAAAAAATGTTCAAAGCATTCCCTTCAACGAAATATTCCGATGATATTAATTTCTTGGAACCAAATGAGAATGACTTTGCATATGCATTATTTGATTGTGGGGTAGAAGGTGGCCATTATTTATCAGAAGATTGGATGTTTTGCCAAAGATGGAGTAAAATGGGCGGCAATATTTATTTAGATGTTACTATCAATTTAAACCATATTGGTATTGAAGAATATAGAGGGTCATATGTTGCGACTATTTTGTAAACCCATCAAGCTCATTCGTATTATGTTTTTCACATATATTCGCAATTGCATAAAAAGGATTTAAAAACTATTATTTAGTAGTTCCTAAATAATGGTTTCATTTCTATTTACAGCCAATAATACATTTTGTATATCACTCGCTAAACATACTGAACGATGGGCCAGAATGCAAGCCCGGTTCGAAAAAGAGAACTTGGATGTTACCCGGTGGATTGCATCTACGCCAGATACATTGACTGACAAATTTCATCATTATTTGAGCCCCGGGGAGCGCGCTTGCGCGCAATCACATATTCGTATATGGAGACATATATTAGAACACAAAATGGAATATGCATTGATATTGGAAGATGACGCTTGTTTTGATAAAAATTGGAGAACCAAGTTGGCCGAATTTCAAATAGATGATCCCCATTGGGATATGATATTGCTCAATGCATCTGAACCAGTGGAACCCAATTTTATATGGATGGATGTACACGAACAATATTTGACCGCTGGATATATTCTTTCTATCCGGGGAGCAAACCGACTATTGCAATGGTTTGAAGGTAACTTTGCTTCATCGGATTGGATGACGAGCCGGCTACAACAAAATAATCATTCATATTGCTATTTCCCTTGGCTTATTATTCAGGAAGGCCTTGATTCTACATTGAAAAAAGAGGGTGAAACCCACGATGCAGACCACGCTAAAGTGGTTCGTTGTTTAGGAGAAATAGATTATGATATGTCTAATTATGGGATTTAGAGAACTTTAGTCAAATCCAGAACCCGTGTAGGGTATGTAAGATTATTATGAAATAATCATATTGCGGTTTCCATAAAATTGTAAGTTTCCTGCGTTCTCACGTATTATTTGTATAACTTCTTGGTTCTCCTTTAGAAGATTTTTATTTATTATTTGGAGAACAACGGTTTTCAATAGCTGATTATTTTGATAATAATTTGCTATAATACTTTGTCGTATATATGCATTTGCAAACTCACCGCTTTGGTGTTCTTCTTTTTCAAAATACTTTTCCAAATAATTGAGTATGTTTTGAGCAAATGCCGTTTTGTTATACTGCATACATTTACTTAACCCAGTGAAAATGAGATATAGTGAATGTATTGGAGAACTATAATTGGAAATAATACCGATATAATCCCCATAAAATAAATCAAACCAATCTGGGTTCTCTCTTTGAACCATTGTCATAACTGCTTCATCTACTTGCCACCATCCATCATTGTAGATTTGCGCTGTTTTAGTTTTGAATGCATCCGCATATTTTTTCAAATATTGTGCATTTCCGGAGAACAGTCCGCCCGCCATATGATGATATATATTATGAAAAATCTCGCGGTTCTCCACGTCTTCTACGAAAGGATTGATGCACAGTTGTTTGATTTTATCGGGTACTCGCAATATCCATTCGTGAATACGTTCTGTATTTCGCGCAACGTGGTTTATTCCTAAATCCATCCAAATAAAATGAGAACTTTGAAAATGATTAGATTCTATGGCTTTTTCTATGAAATGAAATTTGTTATTATTGAGAACTACGTATAGGGGTGTTTCGTGTTTTAAATCGCCGTTGTAGATGGGATATTGCTGCTGAAGTTCTCGGATACGGTCTAGGTCTTTAAAGAAATACGTATCTTGGAAACGTTCTTGGTATATAAATGTCTTGTCTGCATACTTTTGTCGTTTTTGTGTTATAAACTCATATAGTATGTGGTCGTCTGGATCAATAAAAAACATTAGTGGATATGGCAGGGTCATTATAAAGTTCTCGGCGATTTGCAAGTATTGGTCCATTTGTCTATTGTCTTTCGGAGAACCATTCTCAAATGCACGTATATTATAGAAAGCTGTGACTATTGTGGGGAAGTGCATAAGTATTTGATATAATATGTAGAAAAAATGGTTTTATATGTATTTTCAGGGGGAATGTATAAATACATTATTGCGCATATTATATATTTCGTAAATAATTATCTACAACCGTTTTTAGTTTTTCTTTATTCCAACCAGAAGATCCTTCTCTATTATCATTATAGCATTTAGCGCAGCTCCAATCAGTAGTATTGAACTCTATGCATATTAAACAACAATTTTCTTTTGTATAACCAATTGCAGTATCGTTTCTTTCAAGAGACATCATATATTCACCGGTTAGTTCTAATGGTCTATTACTATATGCACATCTACCATTTTGTTGTAAATAAATATTCAATAATTCTTCAAAAGTTAATGTATGCTCAAGTGGTTGGTCTTTTCTCCATTTACTTTTATTTCTTTTTTTAATGCTGCCTTTACTTCCAGATATTATGATATTAAGTTTTAATCTTAATGACGGGGTATTTCGTTTGGCGTTTAATATTTTATGACAATCCCTACATCTGCCATTTTTTAAACCGTATTCCGAAAATTGGTCATATAGTTTTACAGTATCACACGAGCGGCATAAACACTGTTTTGTTTCAATATTGTTATATGGGGACTGCTGTGTTTTTCTTGGTTTAAAATGCTTTGTATTTTTTATTAAAGATTCATTGTATAGTTTTTTTACATTTTCCTTATCGGTTTCAGTAATAGATTGAAAATTGTAATATTTATTACAGAAATCATTGAACTTATCAAAAGACCATTGTTGTTGACCATTTTGAAACTCAATACAAATAAAACATATATTTCCTTTTACATATCCATTCGTTTCATCTATTCTTTCAATACTGATCTTGAAATCACTATGGACTTTCAATGACATTGGTATTTTTGAAATAGTACATAATCCATTTTGAGATTGATATAATTGGACTAAATATTCTAGATCTAGATCCATATTTCTTCTATTACCTTTTCTATTTTTACATATCGAAATACAATTATCAATCGCACGTTTTAATATTTTTTCCAAATTATCATCATTTTGTTTACTTTTACACGGTCTACATATATTTCCACTTGCCATTTTATTTTGTCTATCAGGAAAATAGCTTACGCACATATTGCATATAAACCCGTCGTTTATACAACCACATTTATTGGGGTCTAAGCATAAAGGACAATCCGGTTTCCATTGCACAAACCTATAGTAGGGGGATGATATATAAATATGTGGAGTTTTACAATTTATGCAAACTTGTCTACAAGTCCATTTTAATTCTACACCACTATGAGTTGTTATATAATTTATTTGTTTTGGATGTTCAATTAATTCGCTATAATATGGGGTATTTATTAATAAAATAGCGTCTTCTCTTAACGACTCTGATATATAAAACTTGCATTCCTCACAACCAAAATATACCTCGTTTGTACTTGTTTCATTTTGTAAAATATGTTGGAATAATTTACATACAGAAACCTTACAGTTTGGATTTATACAATTAAATACAAGTTCTGATTGAGAATATATAGTATCTCTATCCCAAGTCAATTCAACTGTTGGATATTTTTTTTTTAAATTATCTAAAATACCATTATATCTATTGTATGTATCTTGATTTTGTATTCTTAATTGAGAATTGATTTTTGAATTATGTATTAAATAGTGATGTGTAATACAATAAAATAGTCTATTTTCTAACAATGTATGAAAATGTTTTTTATCAATTTCATCACAGTTTTCATAAGCGCATCTATAGTGAATATCTGTATCACTTTTAATATCAATAACAGAATAATTGCCAATGAGTTCTATACCTAAATCTTGAGTCAATCTATATAATTGTCTTCGGTTTTCATCATAAATTGGTTTATTTTTTTTTGATATTGAAATGGCCATTTTCGCTCCACGAGAAGCATAACTATGTTTTTTACAACACGGATATTTACTACGTTCCAAAGCAATAAATGAAATCTCAACCGGGGCATCGCAATCGGGAATAATACATTCCACGCGAATCTTTGTTTTACCTATATAATGAGTTTTGTCATCATAATTTTCTAATAATGTGAGATTTAATTCCTGTTTTAGTTGGATTAAACGCTTAAAGCTAAACATAATATCTTATAGTAATAAATCAAAATAATATTATTTATACTAGTGAAAATCGTCGTTTAATGTCAAAATGTGTAAAATACAATAGTAGTATACGTTCTTACGTTTGATTTAAGTTCAATTTTTTGACAGTATCTTTTACGAATGACCTATCAAATACTATAGCTAAATAAATCATATGTTTGTATATACGTCTACTCCTCCAAAGACTCCAATAAATGTGCCCATCTGCGTGTCTGGTCTCTATTATTCTTTTGCATATATTTGTATAGAGCCCGTTTTTTTTCCACGAAATTGGTGTCATAGAACTTACTATGGATATCTTCCCACGTATCAAAATACACAAAAAACTCGGCTAATTCGGGCTGATACCATTCCGCTAAATCAATGCTTTTCTGCAATAGTTCTCCCCCATTTACTTTTTCTTCCCAGTAATACCAACTCTCTGTATTAATCAATTGCTTAATAAATCGCTTGGAAGGTATTAAATAAATATTGCCATATCCCAAGTTCTCCCATAATGCTTGCACATTTGTCTGATACGGTAAATGAAATATACATCTATATTCCGAAATGTGTGCTATATCCCTAAATGGGTTATAACCACTATTGAATATATCATACTCAATACGATTATCAGGCATAGCATTGATATAACAATGTAGAGGCGTCCCTCGGTCATAAACAAATGCTTTTTGATAAATTGGGAGAACAGGTTCTCTCAAAATGGGCGTAAGTCTAACTATATCTCCGTAATAGAATTGTATATTATTTAGACCGCACAAATATTGGTCGTACCGATTATCCGCGCAAAAACGTACCCGGGGGGTTCGGGATGCCTCGGACAATAGTCTGGTATAAGCTGGTCGGTCATATTCGTGTGTATCAAAAAACCCCCAATCAAACCTATTGGTGACATATATGATCACGTTTAGATGATGTTTGTCCATATTTTGCAAAAACGCGCGGGAATACATTGCCGTATCTGTTATAACCACTGTATCAAAATCTTTAGCAATATCTGAATATGATTGCCATAAGATATTTGCATATTCTTCGGATATATGCAGCATTAAGGGGCATTTTATTGTAGAAAGTATTTCATTTTTACCCAATAAATCAAAAACGTTATTTAAATTGGCTATGGTCCCCACGTGGTTGGTTATGTGTAATACTTTGCCCGAGCTCATTTATAATAATGTATGACTATTATAAATGAAAAAGCGGATGATTTTATATTATTTAGGATAGGAATATTTAGTTGTATTACATAAAATTGAAGAAAACCCAACCCATACATATTTCAGAAATACAATTCAAATTATTATTAATATTATTAATATTATTATCAGTTTTAAAAATGACAAGTGTCGCAGTAAATAGTTATGATATGCCTCTTATTCCTTCTGGTAAATATGCTGGCCAGCCAGCAACAGTATTATTTGATGATCCAAGTACACTTAATTGGTTAAAGTTGCAACCCTGGTTTGAAAAAAAGTCTGAATGGAGGCCAATATACAATTTAATTGTACATCAATCATTTGTCCAACCTGGTGCAGATTCTAAAACACCTGAACACAATCAATTGCAAAATATATTCTTTGACCCAAATATACAAAGACGATTAATAAAACGAATGTTTCGTGATCATTTAAATAAAATAACAGACAGTATAAATAAACTTATTAAGGACCCAGAGTTTATTGAGAGTTTTGGAATACACGATGAATATACAGTTGATGATTTGTTAGCCAGCAGTGGTATAAAAATACGGGTAGAAGCCGAAGCAAAGTTCAACTGGGATGTAGTAATAAGGTTCGATGCGTGTTGTATGTATTTCTATTCATTGAAAGAAATAGAAGAAAATTGTAAAAAAACATATCTAAAAACACACAATTTGGAAAATTATGAAGAAGAACAGCGCCTGTTATATGAGACTGAAAAAAATGCATACGAACAAAAGATTGCCGAATTAGACAATGATTCATCAGCTAAAACTAACGGAACAGATGTTAGGTCATTCTTTGGTGGAGGGACATCAAATACCGGCGGAAAATCAAACCCAGGTGCATCATCAAACAATTATTTTAAAAAACAGACATTGACATCTTGTTTTGACGAATACGACAAACGATACAAGGCAACTATTTGCGATTTCAATAAAAAATATATTACACACAGAAAGAAATACTTCAATGATTTATTGAGCAAATATTTTAAAGAATCTAGTTTTGAAATTAAGTATCGCTCATCTGATTGTACACATGTTATATGGTTTAAGATATTTGCACTTGACCACAATATTTACTGCGAATTAAAACCTTCGCTAGGAGATGATTATTCTTGTGTATTAAGAAAAATGAGAGTGCAAATTGAACCCATACTTAAACAAGACGAAATAAATAGAAAAGACTCAGAATACGAAATAGCAAAAAAACATTTTCTGCTAATACTTGGAAGGTTTTCTGCTAAATATACTGATATAGCATTATTACGACAAAAGTTTGACCCCAAAACTATTGCTATATTATTCACCGATGAATTACTAGATGATTTACCTAAAGCCCCTACTATCGAAAATACCGGTAATTGTGCTTCTAGAGGTGTTAAAGAATCAACTCCAGATATATCTGTATTATTGACCGAAGTAAGTTTGTTAAAATCACAATTGGCCGATGCGCAAGGAATTATTGCTAAAACACAACAAGAGAACGATGCATTGAAAGAACAAATTGCTAAATTACAAAAACCCACTACTAAAAAACCTGCACAAAAAGATGCAAAATCAATTACAGAATATTTTACAAAATAATATTTATAGTTATATAAAAATATTATTCTAAAAAGTGGTTATTTTTATTGTATATATATAAATCTATTTAAGTATACATTGCCAAAAATGATTGGTTCTGTGGTTCATCATTTTTAACAAACTTATCCACCAATTGGCGCGTCACTGTAAATGGAAACTTGACCTCAATATCAATATCTTTCATAAACATATTATCGCCAGGTTTCATCAATCGGAACAAATTGAGTTTTGTATGAATGATTTCCAAACACCGCTTCAAATTGCGCACACCACTTTCACCTTTAGTGAGAGGTTGACTATTTGCAATATACTGTATGACATCATCTGGTATAATCACGTCGCCTTCTTGGAATGCCACTTGTTCCCGAATCTTGGGCAACATATAGTTCTTAGCAATAATAACCTTATCCTTGGCCTCATATCCCTTCGTCTGAATGCGATACATACGGTCTTTCAAAATCGGATTGACCCGACTCTCATCGTTATAACTAAAAATAAACAAACATTTGCTTAAATCAAAACTGATCTCGGAAAAATACTTGTCGTGAAACTCGTTATTTTGTGATGTATCCGTCAAATGAGTCAAAATACCCACTATTTCTTCGCCCCGGGGCGTCTCACTAATCTTATCCAACTCATCAAAATAAATGACCGGGTTCATACACTTACTATCCACCAAGATTTGCACGATTTTACCCCACGAACTGCCCTCATAAGTATAAGAATGCCCCTCCAAGAAACTGCTGTCCCCGGTACCGCCTAATGCAATAAAGGCAAACTCGCGACCCAAGATCTTGCTAATACCTTCCTTGACCAGTGATGTTTTGCCTGTGCCCGGGGGACCCTTGATAGCTATAGCCGTTCCCATTGCAGATGGATTAGAAATCCACTGCCCGACCATTTGCATAATTTGCATTTTGGCGTCATCTAAGCCATACACACAATTGTCCAATATTTGTTTGGCATTTCCCATAAAATTATGGCAGGCTTCAACCCCATCGGTAATAGAAACCGACAACGATTTCTGCACATTAAATGGGACTTTCATAAACGTATCCACCCAGTTTTTGATTTTGTAATATTCATTATCACCCGGATCCATCATTTTCAATACATTGAGTTTTTGCATTGCAACCGCCTTGTATTTAGCAGGAATATTGGCTTGTAATAGGGCTAATCTGTAGGGTTTTTCAATATGAATATGGTTATTGATTTCCTTCATTTCCTTCATAATACGCATTTGTTCTTTATTGGACAAATGTTTCTTGAAATAATCCATTTCATCCGTTCGCTCGCGATCTTTATGAACCAACTTGTAATACGATTTGGTATTTTTAGAACGGGTCGTCTTTACCAATTCGCGAATCGCTTCTTTGCATTCGGCTATAGCATTCTTCAAGATCTTGCTATTGGGCCTTTTGTGTAGTTTTTCCGTCAACTGTTTGCGCAATTCTTGCAATTCAACATATTCCGTTTGCACATCGGCTTCTTCTTCACTTTCCGTCTTTGATTTTTCAGACTTTTCTGACTTCGATGACTTTTCGTATTCCTCAGTCTTTGCTTTTTTGAATTTCTTAGATTTTGCAGGAGTTTCTACAGGTTCTTTAGGCATTTCTATTTTTTCATATGTTTCCTTCATAAACGTCTCCTCATCTTCACTATTACACTCTTCGTCTTCCGTATCTTCATCCAATTCATCTTCATAATCTTCATAGTCTTCTTCATACTCGTCTCCTCCACGGCTGCCTCCAGTAATAGAAAATACAATATTCACTTCATTTTTACCCTTTTTCTTGCGACTACCTTCGTCATCAGAGTCGACTTCATCCGATCCGTCACTTTCCGACATTATGCTTTCGGATTCATATTCTTCGTCTTCGCTTTCTGATTCTACTTTGGACTTTTTCTTGTCGTTTTTTGGACTCTTAGGTTCCTTAGTTTCTTTTTGCTTTTTCTTTTTCTCTGGTTTAGATTCTTCCTTTTCTTTGCTTACTTTTTTAGAAATATATTTAGATGGAAACAATTTGGATAATGTTTTGCGAAACTTTTTTTGGTCAAACGCTTCTTCCTCTTCTTCAGATGACTCTACTACTTCTTCCGATTCTTCTGATACAGTAGATTCTTCTATAACACGCTTGGATTTCTTTGTCTTTTTTGGAGGAGTATACGTAGAATCAGTTTCGGATAAAGTTTCATAAATAGTTTCTTCACTTTCGGAACAAGAACTTTCGCTATCAGAGTCTGGTTTATTTTTACGCAAACGCTTATTTTTGTCATTCTTCTTATTTAGTTTTGGTCCCATGGTTAGTGTGATATACTATAGTAGTGAGATAAGTTTAAATTGATTCATAAATATATATTTTTATACGTTTTAATTGCATTAAAATATAATTTTTATAATTATATAATGCGTTTTTATTTTTTTATTTTTTTAATATTAGAATATATATTCTTATGGAAATTTTTACTTTAACAAAGTTTAGATATCCTAAAAATATTGAAGATTCTTTCAATGATTTTTGTAAATATACTTTTTTATATGACTACAATAAAACATACGAGATGTTTTTTAGCGAAAATATCACAGAAAAAATTATGTTTGTAGATTTTAACAAAATAAAAAATATTTATATAAAAAAAATATGTTTTATTTTGTATGTTCTCTATTTTAAGGGAGGGTTTTTTATAGATATTAATGTTATTCCAACAAATAATATTATCAATTTTAATCTAAAAAATAATTCAATATATATTGTTGAATCAATTTTAGATTCAAATAATTTATTTTTAGGAATTTTTGGATCATCTAAAAATAATATTAACCTTTTAAATCTAATACAACATTTAATTAATTTTGATAATTGTGAAAAAGAATTTAATTCAAAAATATTTTATGAAATTATAAAAAATAATGTAATTGAAAATGTAACTATTTTAAACGAAAAAATATATAATTCAAATTATGTTTCAACCATTAATGAAGTAGGAGAAGTTTTATTTAACCACTATTACAAACCAAAATTTAGTTATACAGAAATACCATTAAAAGTTAAAGATATTGTTAGTGTAAAAGATATTAAAGTTGGCATAACATTAAGTCTTTTTAAAGACGTATTGTCTTTTTTTTCTAACGGTATAAATCAAAATAGTTTATTTTTATGTGAATTACTTTTAAATATTGGATTTGACGTTTATTTTATAATTGAAGATTCAAAATTATTTGATATAGACGAAAATAATTTATCTAAAATTTTATATGACAAAAGATTCAAATTTGCAAAATACTCTGAAATTCTTTATTCTGAATTTAATGTTATTATTACCCTAAGTTTTTCATATGGTGAACAATTTATACATAATTACCTAAAATATTTAAATACAAAGCATGTCGGTTATTTTTGTGGAAATACATACATAATTGAAAGTGAAAAAATTCTTTATAATCAGCATAAAGATACACAGAATTGTGAATATGATTTTCTTGTTAACGATAAGCCTAAATATGATGAAATATGGAGTATTCCACAAATGGTTGAAATTAATCGTGATTTTTGGTCTATTTTATATCAGTGTAATTGTATTGAGGTGCCTTTTGTTTGGTCTGATAAAGCTATTCATTTATCTTGCATAGTAAATAAATGTAATGAATCAGATTTATTATATAAAAATAGAGGATTAGAAAAAAAAATTGCTGTTTTTGAACCAAATATAAGTATTATGAAATGGGCATTGCCTTCTGTGTTAATATGTGAAAATGCTTATCGTAATAATAAATTTATTAAGCATTTATACATAACAAATATTTCTTCTTCTAAAATCATAGATTTTAATTTAAAACAATTTAATAAATTTGTTTCTTCATTAAAATTAGTAAAGGATAAAAAATGTTCAATTGAATCACGTTATAATACATTATCATTTATGAAAGATTATGCTGACGTTGTTTTATCACACCAATGGGGAAATCCATTAAATTATTTATATTTTGACTTAGCATGGATGGGTTGGCCTATTTTACACAACGCTTATTTATGTAAAAACATTGGTTATTTTTATGATAATTTTAATTTAGTTGATGCATCTATTCAATTAGAAAAAATATTAGTAGAGCATGATAAAAATATAGATTTGTACATAAAAACAAATAGAGAAGCAATTGATATTTATTTGCCAACTAATTTAGAATTACAAAATAAATATAAAAAATTAATATTTAATTTATTTAGTTAATTTCGGATTGTAAGGTATGATACCCTCATGCATAAACGACATTACATACAATTTATTGTTAGTGATAATAATTGTTAATCCATACCACTAGATATTACACATTACTATTTATACCCATTGTTGTGCTAATGAAATGTATTATAATTTCATAAAAACTATTTAGAGATAATGCTCTAACAAATATTTTTTCTATATACTGCATTCTCATATAATGAAACCTTACAGAACAATTATAAATATTAGATGGCTCAATTTATTTAGGCAAGTTAAATATTTATTTAGAAAAATAAATATTTTGTTATTTGTTTTTTTCTTAATCAATGTTATATGGAATCTCTACAGCTTACCATACCGTTTTTTGATAATGTAAATAGATTAGTTAATCAAAATATAACTGCATTATCAAGTGAAAGTGTTTCTAGAGTTTCTGGCGATGAATCTTTATCAACTGCATTATCAACTGAGACTAGTGACAGAGTTTTTGCGGATGAATCTTTATCAACTGCATTATCAACTGAGACTAGTGACAGAGTTTTTGCGGATGAATCTTTAACAACTGCATTATCAACTCAGACTAGTTATAGAGTTTCTGGGGATGCATCTTTATCAACTGCATTATCAACTGAGACTAGTTCTAGAGTTTCGATGGATGCATCTTTATCAACTTCATTATCAACAATATTATCAACTCAGACTAGTTATAGAGTTTCTGGGGATGCATCTTTATCAACTGCATTATCAACTGAGACTAGTTCTAGAGTTTCGATGGATGCATCTTTATCAACTTCATTATCAACAAGATTATCAACTCAGTCTGGTTATAGAGCTTCTGGGGATGCATCTTTATCAACTGCATTATCAACTGAGACTAGTTCTAGAGTTTTGATGGATGCATCTTTATCAACTGCATTAACTAGTGAGAGTAGCTACAGAGTTTCTGGTGATGCATCTTTAACCACTGCATTATCTAGTGAAGTTTCTTCCAGAGTTTCTGGTGATGCATCATTAGAAACTGCATTGACAAGTGAGATTAGTTCCAGAGTTTCTGGGGATACATCATTAGAAACTGGATTATCAAGTGAGATTAGTTCCAGAGTTTCTGCGGAGGCATCTATAATTAATTCACTTTCTAACACTATATCTAGTGCTATTAGTAATGTTATCGGAGTTGCAACTCCAAGCACTCTTGATACTTTATATGAATTAGCTCAAACATTACAAGATAATCCCAGTGTTATTAATACACTATCGACTGAATTAGCAAGTGAAATTAGTGACAGACTTTCTGGGGATGCATCTTTAACAACTGCATTATCAACTGAGACTAGTTCTAGACTTTCTGGGGATGTATCTTTATCAAGTGCATTATCAACTGAGACTAGTTCTAGACTTTCTGGGGATGTATCTTTATCAAGTGCATTATCAACTGA